TACAACTGGAAGCAATACGTTTGCAGTTAGTCCCATTCAAGAGGGTGTCGGCGTCGTAGTTGCCTCCACTGCTGCGGGTCTTTTCACGGTACGCGTGACGGGCGCCCAAGGAGCTTCTAGCAAGTTTACTTTTGGCTTTGATGATTCACAAGAAACATTTATGCGCAAGGTTTTCAACACAAATCCCCAATTGACGAGCCCAGCTGGCACTTTTTATCCCTCTGTGTCCCACAAGACTTATTGGCTCGGAGAATCATATGAACAAACTCTGCGCGATAATAGCCAGGTTGGAAGCCAAATGGCAGGTGTCGTGTTACCCATCGCCCTAGGGGGCACTCCCGGTACGGGACCCCACGATAAGCGTCAGGCATCTCAAGAGGGCAAAACTGGCTGGGTTATTAGTCAAGATTTGGAGAGCGGCACCGGCTACTCTCCTGAATCTATGACGAAGCTTTTCCAATTAAAGGGTCGCGGTCATGGCGGCTGGCTCCACAAGAACTGCAAAGTTACTATTGAGCGAATCAAGAAGACTGCTTTGTCTACTAGTGATTACGGTACTTTCTCTATTGTAATTCGCCGTCTTTCTGATCATGACGGCGCCCAAGAAGTAATGGAAAGATTTGATCTTCTTAGCCTTGATCCCACGAGCGTTAACTTTGTTGCGCGCAAGATAGGAGACCGATATGCGAGTTGGGATGCAACTGCACGCCGACTTAAGGAATATGGTGACTATCCCAACCAGTCTAAATTTGTATATGTTGTGATGAATTCAGATGTGGAAGCAGGAGCTACAGATCCGGCAATGTTGCCCTTTGGTTATTACGGTCCTCCACGCTTTAGTGGTTCGACCGATCTTCAGACCGGATCGTATCCAGCTGAAAACACATACTTCTATTCTGGCTCAACTAACGGCTTGGGGGGCGGCCCCGCGGGCCCAGGACTTAAGACTGGACTTTCTAGTTATGTGTTATCGGGTGCAGTTGCACAGCAAAGCGCGAGCTTCAAGGACATAACGGGCTCCCTAATCTTTCCTAGTGTGCGATTGCGTGCATCTTCTTCGGATGGGGGACTTTCCGATCCAACTGTCGCTGCGTTTGGAATGCAAACCACTCGAACTGCCACAGATACGACTTTTGATTCGAGTGTTGCTGATTATCACAACCTACTCAAGAAGGGCTTTAGTGCCGGCGGCGGCGATGGAGGCGCAACTGGAATTGATGACTTTTCCTATGTCTTCACTCTAGATGATGTTTGCCAGAGCGGTTCCACGACTACTTATTTCTGGAGATCTGGCTCTCGGGGCGGCGGTACCAGCGTGAGCTATTCAGGCTCTTACGACGACGTCTTGACCGCAGGATACGATAGCTTTACGATGCCTTTCTTCGGCGGCTTTGATGGATTCGACGAGAAGGTTCCCGATCCCATGTATAATGGCGGTATCCCAAGCAGCCCGACGAATCAAAACAGTTCCATTTATAATACGTGGAGGCGCGCCATGGATACGGTTGCCGATCCCGAGGCTATTAACATGAATATGTTAGCTACCCCGGGTCTAACCAAGGAAGGGCTTACTGCCCACGCGGTTAATATCTGCGAAGAACGCGCAGATTCTCTGGCGCTCATTGATTTGCCTAGCGTATACCTCCCAGGTTCTGAACAGTACGATTCAGGCGATAGGAGCAACCGTATTGGTACCACGCCAGCCTTGGCATCGACGGCTCTGCGCAACCGCAGAGTCGATTCGAGTTATGGGTGTACTTTCTATCCATGGGTTCAGACTCGAGATGAAAACACGGGCCGATTAGTGTGGATTCCCCCCACTGTGGCAATGATGGGCGTCCTGGCTAGCACGGAGCGCGCAGCAGCAGTTTGGTTTGCACCAGCCGGCTTTAACCGCGGCGGACTCACAGAAGGCGCCGCAGGAATTCCCATTTTGCACGTTTCCGAGAGGTTAACTTCTAAGAATCGTGACACACTATATGAAGCTAACATTAATCCCATTGCTTCTTTCCCTTCTAGCGGAATCGTAGTCTTTGGTCAGAAGACGCTTCAAGAGCGTCAGTCGGCTTTGGACAGAATTAATGTAAGAAGGCTTGTTATCTTCTTGAAGAAGCAGATATCTGTCCTCTCTACACGGGTTCTTTTTGAACAAAATGTTCAGGCAACTTGGACGCGATTTAAAAATCTCGTTGAGCCACTTTTGGCCAACACTAAAACCCAGTATGGTATTACTGATTACAGATTGATACTTGACGAAACTACCACTACTCCTGACTTAATCGATCAGAACATTTTGTATGCGAAGATTATGGTTAAGCCAGCGCGAGCTATTGAATACATCGCGATTGACTTCGTGATTATGAGGACGGGCGCCTCTTTTGATGATTAAAAGATATGAGGAAGATTTTCTTTCTCATACTACTTAAAAATAGAACACATATAGGAGAATTAATATTATGGCAGGATTTTGGTATGACAGCGCGGACAAGGACAATCCGATATCGGAGCCCAAGCGCAAATTTAGATTTACGGTGAGCTTTGAAGGCATTGATGCATCCTATGGCGGCGCTCTTTTATGGTATGCGAAAACCGCAGACAAGCCATCCTTTCAGATTAGCGCAGGAGAACATAAGTATCTGAATCATACCTTTCATTATCCCGGTTCGGTGACGTGGCAGGATGTTAGCATTAGTTTGGTCGATCCGGTGGATCCAGATATGGCTGCTACACTTTCTGCTATAATAATCGCCGGTGGCTATAGCCCACCCAGCACTTTTGACGATTTGAATTCTATGTCGAAGGCGTCGGCGGTGTCGGCGCTAGGAAAAGTAACTATCTCCCAGTTAAATGCTGAGGGTAACCCCCTCGAGACGTGGAGCCTGTGGAACGCGTGGATCACTGAGCTTAAGTATGGGGATTTGGAATATGGGTCTGACGATTTAACCCAACTCGACCTAACGCTTAAGTACGACTGGGCCAAATTGGAAGTCGGATCCGACTCAAAAGGCGCCGCACTCAAAGCAGGGGCGGCCGAAGGCGTCGAGGGTATGACCTCCACCGAATTCTTCAGACCATAAGCTAAGCTAAAACAAAACGAGGTGTATATTGGCTAGAAATACAGATCGGACGGGCGCGCAAAATATTCATGCTGAAGCGCCCCCTCCACCGGTAGTACAAAACGATGACTCGCCGGGATTTTCATTTGTTGTCCCTACGGAGTTTGTTGATCTTCCCTCTCGAGGGAGATATTATCCGGAAAATCACCCCCTGCACGGGGAAAGCAGCATTGAAGTTAAACAAATGACAGCAAAGGAAGAGGACATTCTTACGTCCCGCTCTTTACTTAAAAAAGGCGTAGCATTAGATCGCCTCATTAAAAGCATTATTGTGGATAAGAGAATTAATGCTGAAAGTCTTTTGGTTGGGGATAGAAATGCCATCATTATTGCGGCACGCCGCTCCGGATATGGCAATCTTTATGAAACAAAAGTAACGTGTCCTGCCTGCTCGACGCAGCAAGATTATACATTTGATTTAAACGAAGCTGAAGTATATGAGGGGAAAGCTCTCGAGGAGTTGGGTGTAGTTAGCAATGACGATAATACTTTTGATGTGGTTTTGCCCCAAACTAGCATAACTGTAACCTTTAAAGTGCTTACAGGGTACGATGAAAAAACGTTAGTCAATGGAGTGGAGCACGATAGACGTAAGAAGGGGGTTGAGCAAAATGTGACACGCCAACTCACTCATATTATTTGTGCAGCGAACGGAGACAGATCGCCACAGACAATTAAATATCTGGTTGAAAATATTCCCTCTATAGATGCTCGACATTTGCGGATGGTGTATCGGCATGCTACGCCCAACATTGATTTAGAACAACATTTTATGTGCAACGAGTGTGAATATGAACACTCCATGGAGGTTCCGCTCACCGCGGACTTTTTTTGGCCTGACCGATGAATACATGGAGAATGTGTATGAGCAGTTCTTCTTTTTAAAATATTCTGGCGGCTGGTCACTTTTCGAAGCATACAATCTTCCTGTTGGGTTGCGCAACTGGTTTGTTCAACGACTTGTAAAACAGTTAGAAGCAGAACAAAAAGCCATTGAGGACGCCGGCAAAGGAACGAGTAAATCTCAAACCCTTACGCCTCAGAATCAACCACCGATGCCCGACAGGTTTATGAGATAGGGGAGACAAGACACACAGTCTTGTCTTTTTTTATGGCAAACTATTTAATGTAGACCTATTATAAGAGGCTTTTTTTATGGCAGACGATCCTACTACTCCAGTCCCAGACGTAGCGGCAGCAGAAGCGTTTGCAGAGGTGATGGCAAAGGCCGCCAAGAGGTCGGCAGAGACCGTAGAGGACGGCAAGAAACGACTTGCGCAATCGAAGGAGCTTAT